ATACCCGAAGAACCGGCCCTCATCGGTGACCGTGATGGCACCGATTTCGGGAACCTCGGTCGGTTCATCGAACCAATCGGCGGGCGGAAGATCGGGAATCGTGATCGTGTATGCAGAAGCCGTGATCGCATCTTCCGCCACGGGAACGGTACCGTCACCTTCGGGGACTTCGGCGTCGTCGTCAAGATAGACGCGCGCCTCAACGAAAGCGGGAATGCTCACCAGGTCTGCGGAGCGGATGCGCCCCGAGTGGTAAATGACCTTCTCAGCGGTCATGCATCGTGCTACTTCCGAACCGGAAGCGTCCTCAGGCAGCTCTTCGCAACCCTCAGGCATGACCACTTCGACATCACCCTGATTGCCGCTGTCGTCAATGATGGAGATACCAGCGAGGAATCCGGGATCCATCCGCGTGCCCATTTGCCGCGCGGCCTCACGACCCCAAGGGGAATCGAGATCAAGCACGCCGCGAGCGTGGATCTCGTTCCCGATGCGTTCAATGTGGTCGACGCGTCCGACATCCACGGTGTTGCCGTTGTCGACGCCACCGTGTGCGCGCTCGTACTTCCACCCGAGCGGAATCTCAAGTGATTCAGTTGCGCCCAGTTCCGGCCAGGTCAACGCGCCTGGGGCGTATTCCTGTCCGTCGTAAGCGGGGGCACCCTCGACCACGATCACGCCAGACCACGGGGCGACGTTGCGGGAGATCGGAACGGCATTTGAAGACTCGGATTCGGACGCGTACAGAGCCGCCAATTGCTCAATCGCCGATTCCCTTGTGTCGTGGCAGCCTTCGACTTCCCCGCCTTCGATCTTGACCACCGCAAACTCGCCAGAGTCGCAACCGGGGTTGCCCGTCTGAATCTCCCAAGGCATGGGTTGCTCCTCTTCGTAGGCAGCGGCATTCAGCGTGAGTACCGCGCCGTTGTCGTTCAGGTTGAGATCTTCGGGGTTGAACACCGCAAACGTGGCACACCGGCAGTTGATAACCTCTGAGGCTGGCCCTGTCGGGTCACCAGGGAAGGCAAGGGGGAACCCACCCACCGTGAACGGTTCCGTGAACGGCACCGTTTGCTTGTCCGCCTCATGGTGGGTGGGCCGCGTACGCGGGTCCTCCGTGGCCTGCCATTCTTTGCGCATGACACCCGAAGGGATGCCGTATGCCGATTCGAATCGCTGCATGGTGCCCATAGCCACTGTGTTGCGAGCGCCGTGCACCTCGGTCCGGGCGATCATCCGAGCCCGGCCTTCGGTCACGCCGACCGCATCCATGATGCGCGCCGCAAGCTTCGGGATGGACTCGCCTAGCGCGGTACCCTCGACCAGCGCGGCGCGCGCGTTGAACCACAGCGCATCCCCGATACCAACAAGCCTGTTCACCGCTTGCTGTAGATACAGCTCAGTGTCAAGCGCCTGATCGATGAGCAGTGTCAGCGGGTTTCCAACCGCTTCCGCTAGGTGTGCGATCGTGGAAACGCTCGCGTTCAGCATGTTCAATTCAAGCGCAGGTGACAACTCGGCCGCCACATACGCGGCCCAGATGGTCACGATGGCGTCCATGGCGGTTTGGTCCGCGTTCCGCAACGCCCGTTCGATGTCCTCGGAGTTCATCACTTCGATCATCGCGGCGGTCAGCCCGGCCATGACTAGTGCCTCGAACTCCTCGGAACTGAGTTCGAGTTCTTCCAAGGTTTGCAGCGGGACGGTTGCCATCAGACCTCACCCGGATTCCGCGCCTGGGTGTTCGCGGGATCTTCGCCGCCCGCGTCACCTTCCGTCGACTCGGTTCCCATCTCGGGTTCAGCCTGCGGGGGGTTCGCGACGGCCGCCGCGCCCATGTTGCGTCGTTCGAGCTTGTCAGTCATCTCTTCAAGTTCTTTCGGCGTCGGCATGTCCGACTCGGAGAACCCGGATTCACGCCGGAGCGCCGCGCCGCTGATCTCCATGCGGTCATACGCCAGGATCGCGTCATCGGACTTGTCGGGTCGCTTCTCAATCTCCGAAGGGTCGTACCACATGACAATGCGGCCACCGTTGGGCCCGGTGAGCAGATCTTCCCCGAGGCGTTCGCCTTCCGCACGTAGCACCGGGGTGAGGTAGCCTTTGGTCAGCGCGTGGCAGATCATTTCGGCATCAGGTGCAATGTGCAACTTGATGCCGGACTCTTCAACCTGCGCCGCACCCCAGTGGTTCATACCGGACACGCCGAGCAGGATGTCACTCGGGAGGTCAAGAGCGGTCGCAAGCCGACGAATCGCACTTTCACGGTGGGCGATCAGCTTGTCATCGATGGGGTTCGACAGGTCCAATGCCATCATGACATCCGACAGTTTCGTTTCGGTGTTGTCCCCGAGGTCGACGCCAACAGGCAGTTTGAGCGCCGCTTCCGCGCTCATCGCGTCTTTGATACCGCGCGACGCCACCTCGACCAGAACTTGCGCGAACGGGTCCTGCCCTTCGGGCCCGCTGGGGTTAGCGGTCTGCGGAAACGAGAGCTTGCCGCGGTCATAGAGCAGGATACCGTTTGACGCCAGACGGGACACGGTTTCCGCCACGATGCGCTTGTTAATGAGGTCGAGTTCGCTCATTGACCCGAGCGCGTGCGCAGCTACCGAGGTCGCACGGTACGAATAGCGTTCGTTCGGCCGCCAGAAGCGGACCACCATCGTATCTGGCCCGAGCGTCTGCCACGCGCGTTGCGACTCACCCACGCGGAGCTGATACACCTTTTCGCGGATACGCAGCTCGTCAGCAGAGTAGACGGCCCAGATCTCTTCCCCGTCTTCATCCTCGTGTCCGACTAGCCAGCCTTCACCTGGGACGTTGTAGTGCACACCCATCAACTTCATGAGCTGCGATTGACCGCCGATACCGCCTGCGAGACGCGCTACGGCGTCCGCCGCGGGCCCTTCGGCGATCGGCAACGGCTCGTCGCCACCGGGGATGTACTCTGCTGCGAGGAGGCGTACGCGTGAAAGGGCGTTGCCTTTCCAGTTCACGGCCGCCGCGAATTCCTCAAGACGGTAGTAGTAATCCCACAACTGGTCCTGTACGGAGTCGTATTCGGGGTTGTAGGCGCGGCCTGTGGACAGCACGGAAGCGGACGCTACAAGCGTGGTGCCGAACGCCGGAAGTTCCATGTGTTGTCCTAATCCCCGTCGATGCGCCCCAAGAACCCGACTACGGTTGACATCGCTAGCCATGTAAGTATCGGGTAATCGAGTCCATACGCCCACGATAGTACCACCGTGAACACCCCGCACACCCAGAATCCGAGGCACCACGGGCATGAGAGCAGATACGCCAGCTTCGAATTCCAGTCTGTATCGGAGCCGGAATCGTGCTTTCGGAACCAGCGCCGCTCAAACCACCAGCGCAGACGCTCAAAGATCGGTTCCGTGATCTTGTCGGAGGTGACTAGTCGTGTCACTCGGTAAGCCGCGAGCGATGCCAGCGCGACTAGCCACCACTCAGGCATTATCAGAGTCCACCTTCCGCTTGCGTGGCAACGTTCGAACGAACGCCAGGACGAGCGCGCCGAACGGGATCGCCGCTCCCAGCGCCGCCTGCCACAATGCGATTTCCTTGGCCTCGGCGTCAACATAGAACGCGAACAGCGCGATCACGGTCAAGCCGAAGGCGTACACGGTTGCGCGGGGTCCGCTCATGACGGGCACTCCGTTTCGAGGTTCTGTATGTGCGACTTCACGTCATCGACTTCGGATCGCATAGCGGTCACCTTCGTTTCGATACCGCAAATCGCGTTGTCAATGTTGTCGAGCCGTTCAGCGAGCCCTGGCCGCGCTTCCGCGTCCCCCTGGTATCGCTCCGGCCTGCCTGCCACGACGTCTATCGCCGCAACTGTCTGTCGCAATGGTCTCCACACCTTCCCGACAATACCCGTCAGTAGCGCAGCCCCGATGATTCCCGTTGCGGTCCATACCTCGGGTGTCAGCTCTGGCAGCACCTAAGCACCAAGAAGCGCAGTCCAGGTCAGCTTTCCCACGATCCCGTCAGACGGCTTCGCGTGCTTCGCCTGGAATGCCTTGACCTGCCGTTCCGTCTTCGGGCCAAACGCACCATCGATCGTGGTGCTATACCCGTTCGCGGTGAGCAGCCCCTGCATGCGCTTCACGTCGGTGCCTTTGGCACCTTCGCGCAGGGTCGGCATAGACATAATGGCCTCCTTGGTCCAGTCGTTCGAGGGCTTGCTGGGCTTGCTCGGGTTCGAGGGCTTGCCGAGATCGGCGATACCCCAACCGGTCGTGTTGTCGTAGTCGCGCGTGCCTCGACCATCCGGCCCGTTGCCCACCGACACATGCACGTGCGTAGCGTGCGGGTTCGACCCGTGGTAGTCGCGCGCCTCGAAACCGTTGCTCCGCTCGTAAATCTTCCGATTGAAGATCACGTAGCGCATGTTCGGGTGCGGGTGCGTCACCAGGTGCAACACGAATGAAGGCAAGCTCAATCCGTGATCCCCGAGGACATCCACCGCGCACACAACGTCACAGCATTCGGACGGATTGTGGTCGCTGTACCCGTTCTGATGGTTCCTGTCCCCGATTGTCCACACGGTCGTACCGGGGTACTTGGCCTCGATCTCGTCTCGCAGGACTTCGAGGCTTTTCGCCAATCGCCAGTCACTTGACATGGCTGTCACCTCCTATTTCTCTTGTAATCGTTGCGTCACCTGTCCGAAGACGGTATCACAGACGAGAGCACTGCTCTGACTTTCTGGCACGCAAAAGCCCTGGACGTTAGTACCGTCCAGGGCTCCATTCGGTTGACCTACGCTGCGAGCGTGTGCGTTTCCGCCTTCCGAAGCGCGTCGAGTGCGAACCGGGAGGCGCGCATCTTCGCCACCGCGAGCGAGCCGGGAACCGCGGCGTACGTACCGTACACCAGGCGGGAGAGATCAGGCCGGTTCGCCACGTAGATGTTCGCTGACCAGTAGATTCGCCC